AACTGCGTGAGCGCAATATGCTCCCCAGAAACATTCAGAAACTTTATTCATGGACCCACCAAGCCTCCCTCATAAGTCGGCACGTCACCAGCCGCTGACGCTTCAGCAGCCTTCACAGGCGCCGCAAGGTTAAGCATTTGCCTTGCAAAATCTTCTCTGAACCCTATTATGGCCCGCTCAATCGCTGCCGCGTACGGTCCGCTTCTTGCCACACGCAAGTCGCCCAAGAAGTAGTCGAAGGCGCCGATTAGGGCTCCGCCGCTGCTGACGACGAGGATGCGCATTGCGGCAAGGTCCTTCGCAGCCATCACCGCAAACATGTACCTGTAATCCGTTGTGTCCAAGTCTGCGCCGACCACCGCGTTTATGTACATGTTCGCAAAGTCTGTGTGCGCTTGAAAGCTGGCTTCTGCTATGCTGATGCCGTACACCGTGTACACCTTGTTCACAGCGTCGTACGATGCGTTAAGCTGCGACTGCACGTCAGCAACTGTAACGTATGTTGTCGTCATGTTTTCCACTTAACCATGAAGATTAGACTTGAAAAAATGGGGAAATGAAAAAGTTGGGTTTTCACCACGTTTAAGTTGTAGCCAAGCCTGTGACCTTTGCGATACATTCTCCGTTCAGCACAACTGGCGCGTAACGAGTGGTCAATGTGACGTCGATGCTGTCAAACTCTTTCTTCTGTTCAATGTCGCTCATCAGAGGCCTCTTCAGGACGAAGAAGCCCATGGGAGCATAGCTTGCGCTCAGGTTCTGGCCTGTGCTTATGATGTAGGCTGTGCCTGCTGGGACGACTGTGCTTGTGTATAGGTCTAACCCGTACACTTTGCCCACTGCTCCTGTTTGAATGACTGCTTCGCCGTACTGTGCTGCCAAACTGAACTGGGGCAGGTATTTCAAGTCTCGCGCGTTTATTGGGTGAACAAGCAGCGAGTCTGCGACGAAGTTCATGCTTGCAATGTAGGCTTCCGCCGCCAAAATGTCCTTAGTGCCGAGGCCACCGGTGATGGTGAACTCTGTGCCTGTTGCGCCGAGGCTTTTGCCCGTGCCAGCACTTGAGTAGCCGGCGGCCGCGTCGATGACGTTCATGCAGTCCTTATCAATCGTGAAGGCCATTCGTCTTGCAAGTCGTCTAAGCTGATCCTCAATGACGGGGATGTACAGGTCTTCAATGTTTTCTCGTGTTATGCGTTCTCGCAGGCCCTTCTTGTACGGTGTTACGGTAACGGTCGTGTACGGCGTGTAATCCATCATCAACTCTGCGCCTTCACTTGTCTCGCTGATTGCTGCGCTTCTTGAACCGTTCTGCTTCACAAACGTGGCTGTTTTGCCCGCGACAAGCGGGAATTCGGGGAACAACTTCTTGACGACAAGTGCAGGCATCGTTAACTCAACGATCTTCTTGTGCAGCGACGGATACGCTATTGCTCCGGTGTCAACCCATGTGAAAGCGTCACGTGTCATTGCCATTTCATGTCACCTTTTACCAGATGATCGCGTCAGCCGTGTTGTTTGACGCGGCCTTTACAGCTACGCCGATGACGCTTGTGTTTTTGCTGGTGTTGTCCGTGATTGCCGTGCCGCCGCTTGCGACAAGCTGGTCGCCCGCGTTCACCGTGCCCAACGTTTTAACGTGGCAGAGGCCACGGTTAACGACGGTTACCTTCGCCCCGTTTGCAGCGTTTGTCAAGCATACCCCGACGACTTTGATGCTGTTTACGCCTGTCGGCTTCTTGACCGTGTAGTCCGCTGTGAGTTCAACGATGTCGCCTACGTACAGGGCTTCACCGGCAGTGAACGTCATAATGTAACGGTCGCTGATGAGCGGTGATGTTCCCTCTAAAGTTGGAGCAGACATTTTACTTCAGCCCCACAAGTTCTCTGTGTGCTTTCAGAAGGTCCTTGAACCAGTCGTAGTTGCCAAGAGCGTCACGCTGTAACTCGTCGACCGCTACTATGCCTCTGCCCGCAGTCTGTTTAGCCTCAGCTTCAGCTTCTTCGCTTTTCTTAGCTTCTTCAGCCTCTTCAGCTCCTTCGCCTTCAACCTCAGCCAAACGCTTGCTAAGCTCGCTTATCTTCTTGCTCAACGTCTTCTTTGAGGCTCTTTTAGCAAGTTCAGCTTCCAAATCAGCCACTTTCCTTTTTAGAGCGTCAACTTCAGCGTCTTCCGCCTTTGTGCTTGTTATCTGCTTTTCAAGCTGCTGCAACTGATTCATCAAGTCTTCATATTCCACTTGTTTCGGCGCTGTTTCGCCCGGTGCAACATTTACTACGCCTTGCGCCTGATGTGGAGAAGCATCTTTATCCGCTTTAACGGACATGTGCTTCACCTCTTCTTTTGCTTCAATTTTGTTTTCAGGTTCTTGCGGCTCCTTCTGCCTAGAACCCACATCCTTGTTACTTTCCAGTAACTGTGAAACTTCCACGGATTTTATAACGGCGTCCCACTGCGAAGCATCCATGGCCGCTGCGAAGCCCACAGGCTTAAACTCCGTGTTTTTGTAGGCTGGGCTCGCCACGATGCTTAACTCCCGCACTTTCGGCTTGTGAACGATTTCCCAAGCGCCCGGGCACAGGTGAACCAGCATGCCTTCCTTCCGTGTCGGACGCTTGCACTTGCTGCATTCAACGTCATCACTGTCCACTTGAATGCTCACGTGTGTGATGTAGTTGCGCAGTATTTTCTCAATCAGTTTTTCCTCGCCGACCTCGGCCCTGAACCAAACAGTGTCACCCATACGTTTTGCTTCTGGAACCCTGCCCACAACCATCAAAGCGCTTTCAGCATGGTCCACGCGAAGCTGGGCCCCTGTGAGGCTTTCAGCCACAAAGTCTAAGTCTTCAGCAGGAATTTGCCACTTGTTCGCATTCACGCTTGCATCCACAGCCACGCCTTCGATGTTGACGAGCTTTTCTTTCAGGGCAAGCTCTGCTTGAACGCCTTCCTGCGCTTTGAACGGAACAAAATAACGAAGCTGCACTTTCAAGTCACCACAACAGCACGTTTACCGTGAACCTGAAGCCACGCTGAATTGTAAGCATTGAACGTCTGCCAATCCTCAAGCATGCCCTTCTTCTTTTCTTGCGGAAAGTAGCCTTTGCAGCCCGGTACACTGCACGGCGGATGAGCTATGCCAAGCTCCCTGTAATGCCTCAAAAGATGGTCATGCGCCTGCTTCTGCTGTTCCTTCGTCAAGTTCGTATGTGTCACCCGGGCCATAGCGTTCTTTAAGTGCGGCAGGTCAACGTCGCCGTTAGGCTTATGATGCGGCAAGTTCCTGTTTGTCCTCGGCACCGTTTTTCCTTCACTGTCTTTCTCACCTTTAACCACAAACGCAAACGCACTGTCAGGAAGGTCATTTATCATCTTCGTGTCCCACTCTTTCGCTTGGAACAATGAAGATTTCACTGAAACTTTTTGTCCGCGTTCTGGCAAAAGCTTGAAAACTTCGTCGCCGAGAACCTTGTATATCATGTCAAACTGCTGCTCTGTTACGCCAAAGTGGTCCATGAACCGCTGTTTGTCAGTCTTAGGCTTGCTTTTCTGAGCTACAGATTGAAAACTCATTTTTTATTTTCACTCCTTTTTTGTCATTTCCGAATGACTATGAAACTTCTGAAATTTTGACGTAAGCGTTCACGAACCTTCTACGCCACTCGTCCCATGCTTTAAAGTCGAGAAGCGTCTGGATTTCAGCTTTCAAATGTTCATCAAGCCACTTACGCACTTGCTCCCGCGTTTTGAACAGGGTTTTGTCGAACATGTAATTCTGAATTTCCCACCGGTCCGCGCCTTTAACTTTGCCAAGCGTGATTTTGACACCTTTCCCAAGCTCTTTCACACGGAACTTTTCAAACTTGGCCGGGTCAGCAACCCGGTAACGCCAAACAGTTTCAGCTTCATCTAACCCGGGCATGCTTCAAGTCACCGTTAATTTGCAAGCCACTCGCAAACCGTAAGCAGCCGCTGCAGCACTAGGGCCTTCACATTTGCCAGATGCCGCTTGTTATCAATGAAAAGCACGTATGTTGTGCAGTCTTCAGGCAACACGATCCGCATTTTACTGTTGTAATGATATTTTTTCCTGTCCAGCTTCCCGTAGAAAAACCGTCTAACACGGCAGAACATGCAGGTGAAATGGACTCTGCGCAGCTTGTAACCGCACAGTTTCCTGCAGGCAAAACTCATTTTCGATTTACCTTTCCCTGCTGATTTTTTCGACGACAGCGTTGGCAATGTCTTCAGGCTTCAACCCTTTCTTTTCGGATACGGACGGCTTAGCTGGCAGATGTTCCCCCTCTGGAAAATCTTCAGCGAAACCTAGCTGCGCACGCGCTTCGCTTGGGAGGATAATGCCCTTCTCAACCAAGTCGCCTAAGTATTTGGCTTTGTCCTGCAGTGTCGGCTCCCAGATCGGCCGCCACTTGACATGGGGAACCTCGACGCCTTCGCCGAACTCTGTCTGGATAAGCTGTTTGAACAGGTCTGTTTCAAGCATGTCGCTGATGATTTCCTGTATCATGCGGAGGCGCGTGACATACTCTTGCATCACGACCTCCGCTGTCGCTCTGTTTGTGCCTTCGCTTTCGCCGAGAAAGATTTTTGGAACGCCCAGCACTGCTTCCCTTTGTCTGAGCAGGTAGTCAAGCCAGAACTGCACGTTCACGTCTTTGGTCAAACTTTGGACAACGTCGACGGTGACGTCTCCCCGCACGAACACGTCCGTCGCTGGCTGCCTGTCCCTGAAGGCGCTGACGAGTTGGCTCAGCTGCGCGTCGCTGAACGGCCGTTCAGGCGTGCCTGCCTTGATAACGAGCATCGGCTTCGCGTACGTGTGCACTATTACTGCAAGGTCGTTCTGCAGCTGGTCGATGAGGCTTTGTATGAGTAGCAGGGGCCTCAACAGGCTTGTGCCGTATGAAAATTCGTACCACCATGACTTTGCTCCCCACTTGAAATGTACAATGTCATCCGCCGCGAACACGACAGGCGGCATGGTGAGCAGTTGAATGTAACCGAAAACGTTGCCGTAAGCGTCGCGTCTGACCCGGATATGGACCGGGTCTAACGGTTTCAACTGTACAATTTTGCCTGTGTCTTCGTTGCGGCAGACTTCCATGTAGCCGCTGCCAAAAACAAGCATGTCCGTCGCTATGACTCGGAGCGTCTGCAAAATGTTCTGCTCGTCAAGCCAATCCGTCAACCATTCGCGGACCGCGTCGTCTCCGCCTTGCAGCTCGAAACCGTTGCTGACGGCCAAGTTCACGGTCACGTCGATCGACGCTTTAATGTAAGGCGTGAAAGCATACAGGTCCTTGTACTTGGGCAGGTCCTCAATCGGAACAGCGCCCCACAAGCGTTCCCAGTACGCCGTGTAAGGCGGCGTGACGAAGCCTGCACCAGAGCCTTTAAGCATGTACTTTGTAACGTAGCCCCACAGCATACTGTCAGCTTTCCAGCTTACAGGAATCTCTTCCTCCATCTGTCTTCTGCTGATGTCGGCGGGAACCTTCCGCTGAGCCGAGAAGCTGCTTACAGTGTGTTTTACGGCGTTGAATGCGTCTCGAAGTTTTTTCGCTGCAGAACTCATCTTTTCCTTTTTCTCCTAATTCTTCCGTCCATCCGCAAGTGACAAGCTTGAACGGCTTTATGGTCATCTGAACATTTCAGGGGCATCTCAACGTTAGCATCGCTGAAAATCTGCTTGCAGACCCTGTGAAAACAGCATTTTTCCAAGTTCACACCTGTACTTACAGTATTATTGCTCCCTTCCCGGGCAGCGGAGCTTGAACAGCACCGTAAACTGCTAGGGCAGTGCTCCAGAAAACGTCGTCGTGGCTGCCTTCAGTGTGGCTGAACCTCAGGTGGCCCGTCTTCATCAACTCGTACTTTTCCACGTTCAACTCGGCCGTCAGGTCTACGTCTTCGACACTTCTGCTGGGCACGTATGGGATCCGCACTTCGCCACCGCGCATTTTCTCACGCAGGATCGTAGCCATCTCTTCTTTCGACTGAACCGTAAACGTGACGCCGGTGACGCCTTGGATACCGCTGCGCACCATGTCCTCCACAATGTAGCCGCCGACGCCGGTCACGTCCGCGTACACTGCATACACTGTTTGCCAACGGTCCTGCAAGCTTTTCACGTAGCCGATGACGCTGGCGTACTCGGTTTTCAGGGGGAACCTGTGAACGTGAACGACTCGGAGGGAATTCTCCCCTGTTTTCTCGATAACAAGTATGACGCTGTAGTCCTGCTCCTTGCCGAAGTCGACTCCCACGTAAAACGTGCCCTTAGGCACGTCCTGAAAGTCGAACGGCTCCAAGTTGCTGTCGATGCAGCCCACGATGAGGCTCTGTGTGAGCCAAGCGTCCACGTCCTCAACAAATTGGCTTTGGAACTCCCTTTGAAAACGTTCCGCCGGAAGCTGAGCCCGCATCTCGTCAATGAAGCTCTGTTTGACTAAGCCTGCTCGGACAGCGTCGTCGCATGTTGCGATGAACTGTTTGAAGTCTTTGCTCTGGCACATTTTGTAAAAAACGCTGTCTTTGCTCCACGGCGTACTGCTTACGATGAGTGTGCCGTCGGTCGTGGCGAGCATCGGATAAAGCACGTTGTAGAAGACAAGATCGTCTTCGCGGAAAAAGCCGGCTTCATCACAAATCACCATGTTCGCCGTGTAGCCTCTGAGCAACTGCGGACTGTTTGGCAGGATCACGATGCGGCTGCCGTTCGTGAATCTGATGACTGTTCTCTGCTGTTTTGCGACGAGAAGTCGCCGTGTTTCCTGCGGTAGACTTGCAAGGTTGTCTTGCACGCGGTCGCCGAGAATCATGCTTTGCCGCAGGGACGGGGCAACGATAAGCGTTAACGTTTTCGGTTTCGTCAATGCGTGCCAGAGGGCTCTTATCGCGATTGTTGTTGTTTTTCCGCTTTGGCGGCTCCAACGCACAACTATGCGTTTGCTTTTTTCCTGAAGCAGAGCAGCTTGGTAGTCTTTCGGTGTGAAGTGGAAAAGTTTTTCAGCGAACTCAACCGGGTCTGCTGGGACAGTCAACTGATTCCTGTGCTGTGCTGTCTCCTCATACAACTGTTCGATTTGCTTCTTGAGTTTGTCTGCGTCTAACTTCATTGACCATTTCCTGCAGCCGCTTCAGGTCTGTCTGGAACTGTTTCTCGTCGAAGCCGTGGGTCAGGTTCTGGATGACCTGCGCCGTGTAAGCAGCGAGTCTTGCCCATTTTTGCCGCTGCAGCGGAGACACAGTGTACAGTTTGCCGTTTTCGTCGCGCAGATGTTTAACTTCGCCTTTCGCTATTGAAAATGCAAGTTCAAACAAAGCGTCAAGCTGCTTCAACAGTTTAGCACGGATCGCTTGACTGTCAACGTTTACGAGGCGGTCCATTTTACCTAGGTATAGGCCTACCCTATCAATAACTGTCCTGCGCATTTTAACGATGACCCTCCCCTCTACCCTACCTTTTTTCAACGTTGAAAACTGCCTGTTCCGCGGCTGTCAACAAGAACCTCGCCCCTCACAACGTCGGGAACTAAACCGACATCAACAGGCCCGTCAAGCAACGTTAAAACGTCAACACGGTCGACCCTGCAGACTGTTTCAGCTTTTTTCGTGTCAACGAACGCGTTGGAGAAGATAAGGGCCCTTACGCGTCTTTCCAGCAGTTTATCATGGCTTCTCTTATGCATGTTTAAAACACCGAAAAAATATGCTGGGCGCCACTCAGCGGCGGCGGCAACAGAGAAACCTACAGTTTCCCTAACAAGAATACGGCAGCATTCCCCTTTTAAGCTTATTCCTGAGCTGCTTTTGCTTCGGGTTGAACTCCTTTCTTTTTCTTTTTGAATAGCCCTTTTGGAACTGAATAAACATTGTAACCATGTTCCCATTTTAACTTGACAAAAAAAGCATCATGCTTGTCGTCTTTAAGTTCCCTGCGTTTTTTAATTGCTTCCTGTCTAGTTTCAACAAAAGCATCGGTCATAATCTCATTCTACCCAATGCTTTTTTGTTCTTCCCTTCGGGTTGCACTTCAAAAGGTGATGCGTGTGACAAACGGGGCAGTCAAACTCGCCTATCGTATAGGTTGTGCCTTCTTTAACTTGCATTTCCTTCTGTTTTTCCGTCATGGTTTCGCCTCTTCAACAAAAATCGTGATACCTTCATTACTGCTTTCAATCCAAAAGTGTCTGTCAACAACACGAAACTGCCTATGACTTTTTAATGGCAACCTGATACTGTCGCCTATTATTGGCAGAAAAGCCTCTGAAAGGTTGACTTCGCCTAAATCAAGAAGCTTCTCTTTCATCAGTTCAGTGAATCTAACTCTTATCATAGTTTCAGATTTCTCCCGTTCCTCGACCATATTCACCAATCTTTTTTAGATACCCAAAATATTCGTGAGACCAACTCACTTGAATTACAGGGCATTCAGAACCATCTTTAGGGCACTTCACAGTTTCGCCTTCTCCCCTTTGTTGAGTTTCTTCCAAATCTCAATTTTGATTTCTATGGAAAGGTAGTCGTTATAGTCGATGAAATTTGTAATTTTGATTTCTAAGGCGCCCTGTTTTTCGAGGAACGCGATGATGTCACGCAATTTTTCCGCTTGCAATGTGTCCACGCTTTCACCTCCCCTATCCTATCAGCATTTTTTCGAAGCAGCTAGCATGGTACCGTTTTGCGCGGTACCTGCTGCCGCGGCTCATGATCACGTCGCCAAGCCTGAATGGTCGGCCGCAGCGTCGGCAACGGTCGCTGCCGTGGAGCGTGTGTATTCTGGCTTGGACGTTGCGGGTCCACACGTAAACTTTGCTCCTGTTCGCCATAGATTTCAGGCCTCCGTCTTGTCAAGCGGCGTTATCGTATAGCCTGTGTGTTTGAGAATTGCAATTGCGTACGGTTCACTGACGGGCAAGCCTTCAAGCCTGCGCCATGCTACCCAAAGGTCCGCGAGAAACCGTTTCTCAACAACCCGCATCGTCATCAACCGGACATGCAGTTTTGCGCCTTTCACCTTCTTGTCGATGGCAACTTTCAGGTCTTCACGTGCAAGGTAAACTTTCTTCTGTTCACTGTAGAGTCTGCGGTACACGCTTTTCTGTGGCTTCTGCTTCTCGAAGCTGCATGCGATTTTCCACATTAAAGTTTTCAAGTGGGGGTTGTAGCCGAGTTTTTTGCCGCGGACCCGCTTCTGGCCCGGCGCCAAACCGCAGTATTTCCAGAGGCCGCTGATGTTGTTGAAGCGGCTGATTGGGCTAAGCCAAGCGATCAATGCGCTGCTGAAGATGGGGCCTATGCCTCTGATGTTGCTCAGGTACGTTGTTCTGAGTTTTGTGTGGCTGCTCCATCCTGCCAGCCGTTTCGCAAGTTGCTTTTCTGTTTCGTACAAGCTGTTGTGGTACCAGACCAAATCGCTGATGTCTGCAGGCGGCTTCTGTTTGCCCTGCACGTACAGTTTAGCCAGCAAACTTGGTTTTGCTGCATGAGGTTCTTGGGCTTCAAAAACGCCATGGCTC